GTACCTCACTCCTCGTTTTGCCTTGCAGCAGCTGGGTACGGAGTGGGGTCGTAACTGTTATGCCAACGTCTGGGTGGATTACGCGATCAGAACGGCGAAGAAGATTCTTGGCCCTCCTAATGAGCATGGCAATCCCTACGGCTATAACGCTAAGACGGGGGTTTCAGATGAGTCGGGTCTTTGCGTCCGGTTTTCTGGCGTTGCCATCAGTGATGTGCGCTTTCAGAACGAGATAGATGCGATTCGCCGCGCCGGGGGGAAGTTGATTCGTCTGCTTCGTGGAGCAGGTCTGTCAGGGGCGGCAGGGGAGCATCGCAGCGAAGCAGAGATACGTGAGATCCCGGACTCAGAATTCGACGTGGTCATCGATAACAACGAGATGACGCTGCCCCAGTTTGAGGCTCACGTTCTTCAGGTTGTGCGGTCCTTCTCGCGATGAACGTAAGGGTGGGTGAATGGGCTTGGATTCCAAAGTCGGAGCTAGCGTTCTCCGCGCTTCAGGCAATGAAGCACTCGCTCACGATTTATCCTAAAAGGATCACCGGTTTCGGGACAGACGACGACAAGGAGGACGAAGGCCCTATCGAGTTGTTCACGGAGACGGACACGGAGATCGGTGTCGCTCGTGAATACTTCTTGAGCAATCGTCGCGGCGAACACGAGATTCGTTACGAGTTGTCAGACGGCTCCAAAGCTTCATGGCCGGGCAATGTGGCCTTCACCAAAGAAAAGACACTCCGTCCCGAGCAACAGACCGGCTTGCTAGCTGTTTTGACTGCGTTTCGTGGAGGCAAGTTAGGCGGCATGGTGAAAGCCGCTCCGGGATGGGGCAAGACGACGTTTGCCTGTGCACTTATCGAGCGTCTTCAGATTCCGACGTTGGTGGTGGTTCACAAAGAGTTCCTGATGAGTCAGTGGATGGAGCGTATCGAGGAGTACCTGCCTGGTGCTCAAATCGGTATCGCTCAGCAGCAACGTTGTGAGTACGAAGGCAAGCACGTCGTCATCGGGATGGTGCACTCGCTCGCGCGCGGTGGGTACCCGAAGGCGTTCTACAAGTGGCCGGGCCTAATGATTGTGGACGAGGCGCATCGCATTGGAGCGCGAACGTGGGCTCCCGTACCCGCGCTCTTTCCGGTTCGCTACCGACTGGGTCTGTCTGCCACTCCACGTCGGAAGGACGGCGCCGACAACGTTTTTCACTATCACCTCGGTCCCCCTCTCTTCGTGGCCAAGGAGCAGCGGCTCAAGCCGACGATCAAGCGCGTCTACACCAAGTTCAGGCTGGTCAAGACGCCCAATTTCAACCCCAACCTGGCCCCAGAAAGCCTGATCTTACGTTTCCTCTGCGCAAACGATCAGAGGAACAGGCGTATCGTGGAACTACTGATCGAGGCGGTCAAGGCTGGGCGGAAGCTATTGATCCTGTCCAAGAGGCTCAACCATTTGACCCGGCTCGAAGCCATGTTTAACCGCGAGTGGCGCGACGAGAAACTTGGACCTCCCGTATCAACAGGCTTCTACGTCGGCGGAATGACTGAAGACGAGAGGTACCGCTCTTCATTGTGCCGGGTGGTGTTTGCTACTGCTCAGTTCGCATCGGAAGGGTTGGACATCCCCGCGCTCGATACGCTTTTTTTGGTCAACCCCATGGGCGATGTGGAGCAGGCGGTAGGCCGCATCCTGCGTCCATGTGAGGGTAAGAAAAATCCCGTTGTTGTCGACATGCGGGACGACCTCGTTTCCTTGTTCGAAGCCTACGCCAAGAATCGAGAGAAGCTCTATGCACGCATCACTTGACAATTCTTTGACAATCCTCCACCCTCACAGAGAAGGCAGAGAGTGGATAAACGATGAGCGGCTTTTCGTTTCGGGATTGGTACGCAGCCAATGGCGAGCGGCTGAATGCGCAGCGCAAGGCCAAGTATCACAGCGACCCTACGTATCGAAAGCAGGTGCTGGAGACGAATCAGGAGAGTCGTCTCAAGCGCAAGAAGTCGGCGAAGGCGCAGCGCAAGGTGGAAACAAAAGCTGTTCGTTTGAGGCCGCACGAGAAGCGCTTCAAGACAGTGAGTGCGGTTATCGACGGTGTTTCGGAGAAGCTGTTTACCATCGGGGCGCTGGCAAGGGCTCTCGGGTGCAGCATTCAGGCGATTCGCTTGTGGGAACGGCAAGGGGTCATTCCCGCAACGCCGTTGCGCACGGGCACCGGTCAGACAGGGGACCGCCTTTATACCGAGGCGATGGTCGACAGCATACGAACAATCCTTTTGGCGCAGGGTCGGTTGCGCGACCAAGCGGTGAAAGAGCGGCCGAAAGATCGAGCCTTGTTGCGCTTTATCCGTCTTTCAGACGGGCAGGTGAAGCAGGTATCCCTGTATCTGATTGGGGTTTTGGCCCGACACGTCGATCGCAATGTGGTGACGTTAGAGCAGTTGGAGGCGAAGGGCTTCCTCCCTCGAACTCCGTTCCGTGCATCTTCGGTAGGGCGTCGTCTGTACTCCGGCGCGATGATCAACGCCGTACGGAAAGCCTTCAAATCTCGTGGCGGAGAAATTCGTGGAGAGCCGGCGTGGAAAGAGTTCCATGCCGATGTGTTGGCGCAGTGGACGGCTCAGGGTGTGATGGACGCGGTATTGATCGAAGCGGCTCCCAAGAAAAAGGGTGTCGCCGATGACCGCGAAGACGACCGCGAAGCCGGAGCCCTCCCGAGCTGAGCAGCATATTCCGACTGTCGCCTTTGTTCAGCGGCAGTTCTTTCGCGGCAAAGAGCCGACTTCTGAACTCGAAGTTAAAAACGAGACCCTTCAGGTCCATCGGTTTTTAACGGAGCCGGCGAAGATCAACGTGTCCATGGGGTTGACACTCAACCTGGGCAACTTCGAGGCGGCGCGTATTGATGTTGGGTTGGTGGTTCCTTGCTATCGCGAGGAAACGGATGACGCGTACGTCTACGCCAAGAAGTGGGTAGAAACACGACTTGGAACGGAAGTGCAGGACATCCGAGCCAACAAACCGAGTCTATTTTAAGGAGTTTTCCATGGCGGCACGCAAGAAGACGGAAAATGTGGAGTCTGAGTCGCGTGCGACCAAAGTTTTGGCCAGCGAAGCACTCGCCAAGATCCTCAAAGCCCACGGATCAGAGATCCTCATTCGCGCATCTGATCACCGCCATCAGGAGGTGCCGCGTATCCCTTCGGGCATCATGATGCTGGATTGGGGTCTGGGTGGTGGTTGGCCGGCGGGCCGGATCAACATCATCTACGGGCATAAGTCCTCGTCAAAAACGACGACACTGATGAAGACCATCGCGAACGCTCAGAAGATGTGCGCCGCTTGTTTTACATTTCCCAATGTCGACCTTGCTACGGGGGAAATTGGGGAGTGTAAGTGCGGAGAATTTCGTGAATCAGTATGCGCCTTCATCGACGTGGAGGGCACGTTGGACATGAAGTGGGCGAGGAACTTGGGGGTTGATCCCGACCGCTTGCTTCTCTCTCAGCCTGAATTTGCGGAGGCTTCTCTCGACATTGGGGAGGCTCTAATTCGAAGTGGTGAGGTAGATGTCATTGTCCTCGATTCACTGGCTTTTTTGACTCCGGCCAAGGAGATCGAGGAGTCTGTCGAGAAGGAAACAATGGGTGTTCAGCCGCGCCTCATCGGTAAAGGCATTCGCAAGTTCAACGCCGCGTTGAGCGCAGTTAAGAACGAGCACGGTCGCTACCCCACCGTTTTCTTCACGAATCAAATCCGTATGAAGCTGGGTGTGATGTTCGGGAACCCCGAGACTCAGCCTGGAGGGATGGCGCCGGGGTTTGCTGCGACAACAGAGGTCAAGGTTTGGCCCGGCAAGTACTTGATCGATGAGAAGACAGGTCGGCCAGTACATGTCGACATCAACTTCCGAATCGAGAAGAACAAGAGCGCGCCGGCTAAGATGGAAGGCGAATTCCGGCTCATGCTCACGGATACTGAGACCAAGCACGCCGGGGACATCTACGAAGAGGACGCTATCGTCAACATGAGTCAGAAGTTCGGACTCCTTGAAGGACATGGGAATTCGTGGACATGCCTAGGCGAGAAGTACGGGGGCAAGTCGGTCATCGAGCGCAAGTTGCTGACAGATCCGGCATACAAGAAGACGTTGAAGGATGCCTTGATGAAGGTGCTCCTTGCGGCTTGAGCCCTCGTGTCGAGCCTTGTCCGAAGTGCCCAGGACAGATGGTGGCGCACGACGTGGACCCGGACTGGATGGGTTATCCGGTCCGCTTTCTGTGGCGTTGCGGAGGTTGTGCTTACGAGGAGATGCGTGTCGATGACTTCGCCGCCGACCCCTAGGAAGCGTCCAGTTCCTAAATCCATGGACCCGAATTACGACCGCTATCGTCGCTCCAAGAAGCATGAGGAGCGTTTGGGTAAGCAGTTGGGTGGAAGGCGCCTGCCGCGGTCGGGGGGCGTTTCTTGGTCGAGGTGGGACCTCTCCAAGGCAACCGGGTCCAACATGACACTGGACGGGGACATCTCAACACCCTCGTTGCATCTGGAGCACAAGCGAACAGACGGGAAGTCTATTTCCGTGGCTAAGGATTGGCTAACCAAGGTGTCCGAGGGCGCTCGTCGAGTGGCTAAAGACCCCGGCGTCGTTCTGACCTTCGAGAAAAAAGGCCAAAAACCAGAGGACTGGGTTTTGATTCCTTTGGAGATCTTGGAACGACTGCTTAAGCAGGCTCAGTAAAATGCTGGTGAAGATCGACAAAGACGGCGCCAACATCGTTCCAGACGGCGCCGCTAAGGTGCGCGTCTGTTTTGAGATGGATCAAACCGGATCGAATCTAGAAGCGGTTTTCGAGTGTTTGGCTTGCGGCGACTTGTTAGTGTCGCAGGGCACGACTAAAGTGCGTTGGACCTGTCCTTCGTGCACCTACGAGCTTCATCCGATGGAAGCTGCGCTCGTAGTTAGACACGCGCGATTTCTTCTCGACCGGATGTCGGAGGTCTTGGTTCCAGTCAAAGGTAAGAAACAATGGGTTTGGGTAGTGTGGTTGCTGCGGCTTCTTCGGCTCAAGGCAGCCTAAAAAAGCTCATTCGCCTGCGTTTGGCGGAAGACCGAGAGGTGCCTTGGCTCGACGAGAAGTCGTATCTACGGGTCTCGGCTTTGGCCGACCTTTGTCCTCGTGAAGAGGTACTAGCCTCTACCTTTAAGGTGGCGCGCCGCCGAACAGTGGACCCAGACCTGGCCCTAATTTTCGCGCATGGGCACGCGCTTCACTACATTCTGCAGAACAAGGTGTTGGCTGAGACGGGGGCGCTTCTAGGTATCTGGCGTTGCGTGGAGTGCGCCAAGCAGTTCGGCAAGCTGGACGGCAACATCTCTGAATCTCAGACGCTGGTTCGTAAGCCCAAGAAGTGTGAATGCGGTTGCGAGGACTTTCATTATCGCGAGCAGCACTTCATCAACGAGGAGTACCGCATTGGTGGGCACCCTGACGGGTTTCTAGTGCTTCAAGGGATGCCGGGGATGGGGATTGTCGAGTGCAAGTCGATAGGATCACGCGGTGCGTGGGAAGTGCGCCAAACCCCCAACGTCGGTCATGTCGTTCAGGCTCAGTGCTACATGTGGCTCTCGGGTTTGCAATGGGCGAAGATCTTGTATTGGGAGAAGGGTGGGAACGGAGCCTCTGCTCTTATCGAGCACACGATTGAACGAGACGAGGACACTCTCGATCAGGTAAGGCTACTAATTCGATCTATCTGGGACGGCATCTCCATAGGTCATTACCCCCAACGAATCTGTACTTCGGCGTCCTGTCCTAGAGCTGCAAAGTGCGCGCTGGTGGGGCCTTGTTTTGAGAACCCCTAGGAGTCACGTGTCCAAGTCGGTAGATCTCCAAGGTCTGGTTGTTCGTCCGGTTCCGCCGGAGCTGCTGGACAAGGTCGTTTGTACGAACTGTCAGGAGAACCCTGCACGCTGGGACTTCGGTGAAAAAGCAGAATGGAACTACACCTGTTCTTTTTGCTTTCTGTACAAACTGAAGTTGTTGTGTGATCAACGATCGAAGATCGATTGGTTGATTCGAGAAACGGAGAAGGTTCGCGGAGTAGCCTTCCTCTGTCACGAGAACGGGATCCTATCCAAAGAGGTGGACGCGGACTGCATTGCCTTCGCGATTGTTGCAGGGAACAAAGTGTTCGATGCTCGGCAGCAGCGTCTAGGGGGTTCCAGATGAGTAAGAGCGTGTATCTGTTGGGAGTAGATCCCGGTCTCGCCAACATGGGTTGGTCCGTCCTTCAGTTGCTCCCAGATCTGGAAGTCCTCGTTGATTGTGGTGTTCGACGCACTGAAAAGTCGAATGCCAAGCGGAAGGTGCTGGCTAGCGATGACAACCTGCGTCGGGCACGCGAGATGGCGGCCGAACTCGATCGAGTCTTCAACCGCTTTCCTATTTCGGTGGTCTGCGCCGAGTCTATGAGCTTCCCGCGGAATTCCTCAGCTGCGGCTAAGATGGCGATGTGTTGGGGTTCGTTGGCGACGTTTGTTCAGCTTCGGAATCTACCGATCGTTCAGTCTTCCCCTCAAGAGGTCAAGAAGGTGTTGTGCGGGAATAAGAGCGCGTCGAAGGAGGAGATCGGCGCAGCGGTTAGAAACCGTTACGGGAATGCCGAGAAGCTGCTAGAGGCTGTGACTCCCTCAGTTCGAGAACACGCGTATGACTCGGTGGCGGCGGTTGTTGCAACGTTAGAGAATAGCGAAGTCATTCGCGCGCTTCGAAGCATGGCCGCATGAATCGCGGCATCAATAGGGTCGCGATTTCGGGGGAAGTAGCAGGCCGCTTCAGCTTTAGCGAGACCACGAACAGTAGTGCTGCGGCTTCCTTTTACGTGCTCTGCGAACGGCACACGCATGATTCTGTGGTTCGAGTTCGGGTGAAAATCAATGCGTATGGTGGAGGTCTCGTAACCGTCTTGCGAGTCAAGCTTGTATTGGGGGCTTACGTGCTTGTAGATGGGGAGCTGATGAATCGGAAGGGTCAGCAGGAAGAGCTGATCGAGGTTCGGGCTACTCAAATTATTTTTCCATTGGAGGGTCGCAATGCAACAAGAACGCTCTGAAGGTCTTACCGTCATCGAGGGGGGCAAGAGCGACCCCACGACTGCTCTGGACTTGTCCGATCAAAGTGGGCCGGTAGTAGGCTCCAAGGCTTGGTCGACGAAGGTTCGTCGTCGCGCCAAGGAGTTGGTGCAGCTCTTTGACTCGGGTTACATGGAGCTGGCTCGTATTTTTTACCAGGTCTGGGACACACCTGTGATGGGTGATGCGCGTCGGGCGGCTGTCTTTACGGCTTGGGGCTTCGAGAGCTTCAAGGACTACGCCGAACGCGAACTAGGGCTGCATTATAAGAAGGCCGAGCGCCTTCGTCGCATCTGGTTCGTTCTGGAAGTGCAGCTCAAAGACCTTTCACCTGAACTGAAGCAGCGGGTGGTGAATCTCGGCTATTCGAAGGTTCGCGAGCTGATCAAGGTTCTTACTTCCCGAAATGCCGAGGTGCTCATCTCGCAAGCCGAGACGATGAACTACAAGCAGCTGGAGGCCACTGTGGCGGACGAGAACCGCCGTCGTGGAGTCGCGGAGGCTGAGTTGGGTGCGGGGGAGGATGACGACGGTGAGCCGCTTGCTGCGCTTCCTGAGGCCCATGTGGACGACACCAACGCGGTTCATGAGAAGCCGACTCGGGAAGGTTTTGACCTTTTTCCGGCGCAGCTCGTGAACGTCCGTTTGGCGCTTTCACGGGCGTCGGAGCTGGCTCACTCTGACAAGAGGGGCCACCAACTCGATCTCATCTGCACCGATTTCATCGCGACGAACGACAGCATGGCTGGCGATTCCGACAAGCGTTTGCGTTACATCGCTAAAATCGAGCGAACGCTCGGTGTGCGCCTGATGGCGGTAGACCCGGAGTCGAAAGAGATCATCTACGGAATCGACACTCTGAAAATCATCGCGGGTGACTGAATGCTGTCTATTTCCAAAGCCGTCCTGAAGGAAGAACTAACCCTCGCTCAACGCATTCTCAACAAGTGGCAACTGCGGTTGGATGAGGGTATTCCTGGCGTCGACATTCCTGCTGGGGATGAGCTGCAGTTCGAAGCCTTTCGCAAAGAGATGGTGGGTGAGTTTCAGCTCATAGCCTCCAAATTCGATGGCCTAGCGAACATCATGGCGGAAGATCAAATGGCCTAATTCGTCCTGAAAACGGGTCGATTTCGAGCACGGTTCGTGCTTGTATTCGATCTATGGGTAGGAAAAAGGCATCGGTAGAGGCGCAGGAGCCGGAGACTGCAAAGGTTTCTGCAGATCCCAAAAAGCGGAACATCGACTTCAAGTGGGTTCCGATAGACCAGATCATTCCCAACAGCTGGAACGTCAACACGCAGGACGAGATAACGTTCAACATCCTGCAAGACGAGATCGCTGAGGTAGGGCTAATTGATCCGATTGAGGTCGTAGCTCTAGAAGAAGACGTGTACGTCATTTTGGGTGGTGAGCACCGCTGGCGTGCGGCTAAGAACCTAGGCTTCGAGGAGGTCCCCTGCATCCTTCTCACGGATACGAAGTGGAAGGATCAAGACCTTCAGAAGTTCGTGACGGTGCGTCTGAACGTTATCCACGGCAAGGTCGACTCTGACAAGTTCGTGGTGCTCTACAACGAGCTGGCCCAGAAGTATGGGGCGGACTCGATGCAGCGCTTGATGGGCTATGCGGATACGCAGCAGTTCCAGAAGATGTTGGGTTGGGTGAAGAAGGGGCTCAAGCAGTCTTTGCCCAAGGAGATGGGGCAACAAATCGAGGATGCAACCAAGGAGGTCAAGTCGGTGGCGGACCTCTCCAAGATCATTCAAGACCTGTTCAACAAGTACGGTGAGACCGTCAATCAATCCTTCATGGTGTTTACCTACGGCAAGCAGCAGCATGTCTACATCGCGATGGATGCGAAGCTGCGAAAGTCGATGGACCGGGTCATGGAATGCTGCCGGTTCACAGGACAGGACATCAATGACTTCCTGAGACCGATTTTTGACGAGTTTACGAAGAAGGCTGCAATCGATATTGAACGGAAGAAACAAGAGGAAGCGGTCAACGGGTCGAGCGCCGTTGCTAGTGCCAAACCAGAGTGGTAGCTTCGAAGTTTCGTGGGCCATCCATGAAACAGAATCTCGAACAGATGCGGTCCTTGCTTCATTCAAGCGGGCTGTTGGCTGATACTGGGCCGGACGAATTCTGCTTGGTTGTGGTTCCTTCGCAGCGCGTTCGTGCGGGTAAATTTGCAATCCTGCTCCAGGACAACGGCGTGCGCTGTCGCGCTCTCGGTCACGGAGACGGTAAAGTGTGTGATCAGCGTGGTGTGGTGTCCAAAGTTCGAGGAATCTTGGTTTTGGCTGTACACCGCAGTGACGGCAAAAAAGCGGAACTGTATGCCCGCCTATTCGGGGTAACGGCCGTGCCGGTCGAACGAACAACCCCCGATAGCGATTCGTCCTAAAGATCTGATTTTTGAATCAGCAAGGTCGAACTTCGATCTCGATCTTGACTTCGATGGATTTTCCATCGTAGTGTCACTCCTTGCGTGTTGATCTTCTTCGGATTGTTCCAATTCAACAAGATCAATATGTATGAGCGGCTCCGAGGTTTTCTCGGCTGCTCTACAACCAAGCGGTTTGACACCGCGCACTGAAGGAAGAATCCGATGGCCGCTAAGAAGAAGAAGACAGCGAAAAAGGCCGCGCCGAAGAAGGCGGTCAAGAAGGTGGCAGCCGCCAAGAAGACGAAGGCGAAGAAGGTCGCCCAGGCGAAACCGGCCCGTAAGAAGGCAGCACAACCCACGAGCGGTCAAAGCGGACCGCCTGTTGATCTCGCGAAAGACAAGCTCAACAGCAAAGAATCACGTGTTGTGGCGGTGTTGGCCGGGGATGCCAATCCGGTCCCCATCAACGCTTTGGCGACCAACTGCTTTGCCGACCAAGCCTCCTCGAAGGCAAACTCTTGGGTGAGGAACTCGCTCCGGCGCCTCGTGCGCGGCAAGTGGGTCGACAAGGTGGGCAAGGGCACGTACCGCCTGTCCAACACCGGTCGCGCTCTCTTGGAGTCGCAAGCGGCTGCCGCTCAACCTGCATGAACACCTATGAGGTTGTCAGGCATGCGGAGCGTCTTCCGGCCATCGCGGAAGAGATAGCCCAAGCCGAGGTCATCAGCCTCGACTTGGAAACCACAGGCCTGACTCCTCATTCGTCCAAGATACGGCTTCTCAGCATCAACACCGGGAAAGGGGTCTACGTCATCGACGCGTTCGCGACGGGGACCCTAGAACCGGTCATTCAAGCGCTTCGTGATTCGAAAGGTGTGAAGGTTGGGCACAACCTGAAGTTCGATCAGAAGTTTTTGCTGCACTACTTTGATCTGGAACTCTGGCCCATCTTTGATACCTACCGCGCGTCTTGCCTTGTCTATAACGGGCAATTCATGGGGAAAGGAACACAAGACCTCTACGCTTTGTATTCGCGTGAGTTGCAAATCGGACCTGAAGCTCCAGAAAATGGAGCCTCCGATTGGACCTCGCCTGTTCTCAATCAAGGGCAGCTGGATTACGCCGCCGAAGACGTCATTCACTTGCCCAAGCTGCGGGATTCGCTGAAACCCAAGCTTCGAGAGAACCGTTTGAACTCGGTCGCGATGATCGAATTCCACGCGATTCTTCCAGAAGCGGCCATGGAGCTGGCGGGGTTTGCCTTCGACAAGGAGGCTTGGCTTCGGTTGGCCGAGTCGAACGGTGTTCAAGCGAAGAAGCTCCAACGTGAGCTGCTCCATGAGCTGCCGCATCCGGCAAAACAGATAGCTCTTCCCGGCTTCGATCCCGACTTCAACTTGAACTCGCCCGACCAACTACTCAAGTCGTTGCGGATGATTGGGTTGCGGATCGACAACACCAGCGAGATTACGCTGGCCATGTGCGCTAAAGACTTCCCCATTATCAAGAAGATCTTGGAGTGGCGTGGCTACTCGCAGTCGGTGAAGACCTTCGGTGTCGAGTATCTGAAGCACATCAGTCCGGTCACTCAGAGAATCCACACCAACTACTACCCTTTTACGGGAGCCGGTCGTTACGCCTCCTCTGACCCGAACCTGCAGCAGATTCCCAGAAAAAAGGAATTCCGCGCCTGTTTTCGCGCACCGCCTGGTAAGAAGTTGGTCGTTTCCGACTATTCGCAAATCGAGTTGCGAATAGCCGCTGAACTGGCGGAAGACGAGACGTTGATGGGTGTCTATCAGCGCGGCGAAGACGCGCATGCTCAGACCGCCAGTCTGGTTTCCAACATTCCTCTAGATCAGGTAAAAAAAGAACAGCGGCAGATGGCGAAGGCTGTTAATTTCGGATTGATCTACGGAATGGCGGCACCGAAGCTCGTTCAATACGCCCAAGCCAACTACGGCGTTTCCATGTCTGTTCCAGAAGCCGAGACTTTTCGAAACCGTTATTTCGAGGGCTATGCAGGGATAAAAAGCTGGCATCGAGACATCTTTAGCGACCACAACAAGCGCAGCGGGATGACGCGAACAGTGGCTGGCCGGCTACGCTACCTCAAGCCCGAGTCCCACAATGAATTTGCAAATACTCCGGTGCAAGGAACTGGAGCCGATGGTTTGAAATGCTCGCTGTGGCTCGTGTATGAGCGAATGAAAAAGTACAACGGCGCCGCTCGGATGATTCACATGGTCCATGACGAAATCATTGTCGAAGCGGACGAAGATCCTGATCTCCTTAAGTCGGTGCAACGGGATCTTGAAGAAGGCATGATTGAGGGGATTCAGCCCATGCTGCGTAAAGTTCCTGTCGTAGTTGAAGGAGGAATCGGCGAGAGTTGGGCAGAGAAGTGATTTTAGCCTAGAATACGGGGAGTTGAGGAGATCCCTGTGGAGCCCACACGAATGCCTGGCGTCAAAGCAAAAAGATCCTACCGCATGCGGCCTCAAAGCCGAGAGCCTGGGCAGGGGCGCATTCGGAAATTGACCTGCTTTGATGAGGTGTACGGGCGCATCTTGGAGGGGTGGCCCCTCTCTGAGGTGGCTCGCTTCATTCAGGATGTCAAAAAAGAGGCGACCGATCTCACACGCGGAAGTCTGATGCAGTCCTTGCAGGACTTCCGTGGGACCATCCCGCCTGCAGAACTTCTGAAGAAGCGCCTGACCCCTGTTTTTGTCGATGCCGCTAAAGAGGTCGAGGAGGGGCTAGACGAGCTGAGAGAAATAGAAAAGCTCTACAAGCTGCAGATGCGCCGCATTGATATTGATGTTCAAAACGAGAAGAACATCAAGAAACTGCTTCCTACGACAGGACAAGAGGTCCGTATCGCGAGAGAGATCTTGTCTACCTATGCTGATCTGAAGATGGATCTTGGCTTGTCTAAGAGACATCTAGGTCATATGGACGTGGATGCTCGTGTGATGGCCGATGTGGCTCTTCGGTACAACAAAACCGAAGTGCAGACCGTGCTCAGCGATCCTCAGTCGCGTAAAAAAGTCCTGAGCTTGGTAGAGAGGCTCATGTCCAAATCGGCTGGAGCCTTGGTTCAGGAACCGGTAGCGCAGGCTGTTATGGACGTGGAAGGGGAGCCTGTTGAAACGGTGGTGCTCGACGAAGAGCCTTTCGAGGGGAACTTGTTGGCGGAAGAGGACGAGTTGGACCCTCTAGCGGAGCCCATCGCTCCTTTGCCTGAAGAAGACTGATGCCGATCCTTCTTAAAAATGGACGCGCGCGAAGCGAGCGGACTCCGGAAGAGGTGGAGGACTTGCTCCGCAAGGAGATGGAGCATCTTACGCCGGCCGAACGCGCGACTCTTGAGATCGTTCTCAAGGAGATGCAACAGAAGGCGCCGCAGGCACAAGAGCGGCGGCTCATCGATGTCCTCGGAAACGCGGAGTACAACACCCCTCCCGTTGACATCATGACCTTCATCAAGGACCCCTATTACTTGGGTGCTACCTGCGACGGTGTCTATCCGAAGCTGAAGGAAGATCTCGTCGAACTGTTTGAAGGCGGCTACTACGTTGAGGCGATTTTTACGGGGTCGATCGGTTGGGGTAAATGTGTGCATAGTACAACTGAGGTATTCGATCTGTCTTCGGGCAGACGGAGAACAGTTGCAGAAGCTGGTGAGTTCTGCGTCCCTTCCATGGACGCGAAAGGTAAGATCCTAAGCAAAGCCGCAAAGGCTTTTCCTTCAGGTAGAAAGTCCTGCGTTCGGCTGATTCTTGCCGGAGGCCAGCACCTCATACTCAGCACCGACCACAAGGTTTTCACTTCTCGTGGTTGGGTTGAAGCCGCTTTGATTGGCGAAGGAGATCTTGTAGCCACACCAAGATCTATTCCGGATCCGGAACGGTTCTGTGATGTGTCGGAGGATGAAGTAAAGCTGGCGGCCTATCTTCTCTCTGATGGCGGCTGCACGCACAGCATCACGTTTACGAATGAGACGCCCAGTATTTTGGATGAGTTCGTGGGACTTGTTCGTACCGTAGGGTCGATTCGCAACGGCCTACCGCCCGATGCTCGTCCTGCCGCTCGTCAGAATGCTGGCAAGGCTACGACACTTAATGTGCGCGGGGTTATGGCCTTCGTTCGTAGGTGGGGTTTGGATGACCACTCACGGGAAAAAAGGGTTCCGGCCGAATTTTACGGGTTACGACGTGAACACCTCTCGGCCTTCCTCAATCGATTTTGGGCCTGTGATGGATCTCTTTCCGTACGTGCACCGGCGAAAGCAGAAGTCACTCTAGCGTCGGAGGGTATGGTTGACGATCTTCGATTCATGTTGCTTCGGTTGGGCGTCCACGCTCGAAAGTACCCGAAGACGAAATTCTACCGTACGCCTTCCGGCGAAAAACGTTCCTTTGCGGCTTGGTCGTTAACGGTCACCGGCGCCTCTAATCTGCTTCATTTCCTGGATGTTGTTGGGCCGGTTCTAGGGAAAGAGGCGACGTGCGAGGCGCTACGAGATGCGTGCTCGGGGATCAAATCGAATACGAACACGGATGTAGTGCCTGTCGGTTTTGACGAGCTTAAAGAGATTCGACACGAGCTAGGCAGCCAGGGTTCTGGTCTAACGGCGCGATTTGGGTGTCCCGAGGGCCAACTTTTCAGTCGTGCTCGGTTCGAGCGCTTGTGCGAGGAGACGCTGTATCAAGGCGAGCACGCTTGGTTGGCTCAATCCGATCTTCTTTGGGAGCACGTATCTTCCGTCGAACCTTATGGAGTGGCCGACGTTTACGATCTGTCAGTGAACGAGACTCACTCTTTTGTTGGCAACGGGATGGTGCTCCACAACACCTTCCTCGCTTCGATCGGGCTATGTCGGATTCTCTACGAGCTGTCTTGTATGAAGGATCCGCATGCCAGCTTCGGTCTGGCGAAGGACACCAACATCGCGTTGGTCTGTTTCTCTGTCAGCGAGGCGTTGGCCCAGAAGGTTGTCTACGAGAACATCGTTACGAAAATCAAAGCCAGTCCTTACTTCCAGGAGCACTTTCCGTTTGAGCCTACGAAGAAGGAGCTTCGATTCCCTAAGGCGGTCTGGGTGGCACCTCGCGCTTCGACCGACACTAGCGCGCTCGGCTTGAACACGATTGCTGGAATCATTGACGAGTCCAACTTCCTAGCGAAGCGCAAGACAGTGCTAGGCGAGGAGAGTCGAGCTGAGACGCTCTACAACACGATTAAGCGTCGTATGAAGAGCCGTTTCGAACGGCAGGGTAAGTTGCCGGGCATGCTCTTCGTGGTCTCCTCAAAGAAGACCAACGACGACTTCACGGCCAAGCGAATCAATGAATCGGTCAATGATCCGACGACGTTCGTTCGCGACTACGCTCTTTGGGACGTCAAGCCTGAGGACTACTTCAAGACGAAGCGCTTTTGGGTGCTTTGCGGTAACGCTGAAACAGCGTCCAAGATCTTAACGGATGAAGAGGGAGAGCACTACAGGGACAACATTCCTGAAGGTTCTGCTGTCATCGATGTGCCGGAGGATTTTCGCCACGACTTTGAAGTGGACCTAGAAGGCGCCATTCGTGACATTGCGGGCGTAGCAACGGTTGCCGTTCACCCCTTCATTCAGCGTCGAGAGAAAATTAGAGAGGCTGTAGATCCTTCCCGCAAACACCCCTTTTCAACCCTCGTTTACGACATGTCGAAGGGCGGTCGTTTTCTTTGGGATGAGATGGTGGCGATGAAGACGGAGAAGGCTCCGGGTCGGGTGGAGTTCCAGCGACTACGCCCCATCATTAGCCCTCATGCCGCGCGTCACATTCACATCGACATTGGTTTGCGGAAGGATGCCTTGGGGCTCTGTATGGGCCATGTGGCGGGCTGGAAAGATGTTCGTCGTAGGACGGATGACGGCCGTGAGTTCGCCGAACGTGCTCCCATTTACATCATCGACTTGGCGCTTCGAGTAGTCCCTCCGATAGGCGGGGAAGTCTTGTTGTCTGAAGTTCGGCATCTGGTCTACGACCTGACCGCTCACGGCTACATGATCACCAGTGTGACACTGGACCAGTTTCAATCGGCTGACTCGATTCAAACGTTTTCCTCGCGTGGGTACCAGTCGGGTTTGCTTTCCGTAGACACGACAGCAGCGCCTTACGACACGTTGAAGATGGCGTTGTACGAAGATCGTGTTCGGATGTACCACTACCAACCGTTGATTGATGAGCTGACGTTTTTGCAGGAGGACTTGTCCGGTAACAAGAGGAAAATTGACCACCCTTCGAACGGATCGAAAGACGTATCCGACGCTATGGCGGCCATTCTGCACTCTTTGTCCCAGCAAAAGCTGTCGGAGCCGCTTCCTATCCTGAAAAGCATGCCGTACTCTGGCGACGCCTGGATGGAAGAACAGCGGCAGGCAGGAATGGCTGGGAATCTGGAAGCTGCCGGGAACTCTAGTTTGCTGCCTGCCTTTTTGCTCGGGTCTGGTACAAGCGATGATTGGAATGGACCCTGGCGTCCATAAGGGTACCGTGCGGTACCAAATTAGGGAGACTCTGCCATGGCGCATCTTCGTGATCTAGTGGAAGACCTTCGGGCTCTAGTACCTGTGTCTATTCCTGGACAATCCGAAGCGCTGATGAGCGATCCGGTGTACGGGCAGCTGCATAATCTGTTAAGATCGGCAGTCGATAGTCCGGAAATGGACGCGCTATCAGCAGAAGAGATGCGCGCCTTCACAACGTTTCGTATCACGGTGTACCGAGCTGGCCAGATGGAGCCCACTACGGGTCGCAAGCACATTGGCGCGACTTGGCGAGGCGCGGCAAAGCAGGCGGTGTTGAAGCTGGCGATTGGACCTGAGACGCAAAGAGCCGTTCGCGAACTTATGAGTGGCGGCATTGGATGAGCACGCCGCTGGAACGACTGCGTGGGGTGTTTCCAGCTCCTAAGGAAGAGGGGCTCAGCGCTACCGCTCGCGTACTAAATCTCCCCTCTGGGGTGACTAAAGAGCTTGCGTCGCAGGCGATCGAGCAGCTAGACCTGGACCCCATCATCCGGGATATCGGGTTCATTGTGGCGCGCGAGATCGCAAATGAACTGGAGGCTATGGCTCTACGTCCCGCGGATTATGTGGACTTGCCTGACATGCCGCAAATGGTAGCGGGCATGGTGGCTAGCGAACTGGCAGCGGCCCCCGAGGTTTTCGTCAAAGCTCTCATCGAGCAGCTGAAACTTCGGGGCTAATCTGATAGGCAGGCACCGTGGGATTTTTTGGGGACGTAGCTGGACGAATTCGTGGTTATTTCAGGCGCGACAAGGAACAGGTCGGTCTGGAGATCGCCAAAGGCTCAACCGCCTCTGGCTATCCGACGTCCGGTTACGATCTGTTGCAGGCCTACGGGTATGATGTCCTTTCGGACTTCCTAAAACTCGAACATGATCTTCTTAGTCGATACATCGACTACGAGGAGATGGATGACTATCCTGAGGTCGCCACAGCGATTGATATCTTTGCGGATGACGCTTCGCAGCCCGAGACGCAGAAACATCGTTCTGTTTGGGTTACGTCTAAAGATGAGACCACCGAGCAGATCCTCAATGACCTCTTTCATCGCCAGTTGCGGTTGGATGAAGAGATCTGGGAAATCGCGCGTACCGTAGTCAAGTACGGTAACGACTTCGAGGAGATCTTGGTCACCGACGAAGGTGTACGAGGTCTCAACTTCCTGGCTCCTCCAACAGTACGGCGGATTGAAGGGCCGCGAGGGGAACTCTATGGGTTCGTCCAAGACTTCAAGGGTCGCTTTGGTTACAGCCCGGCTGAGTTTCAGCAAATCATGTCTACACGCGCTGCAATGCGGCAGGGTGGTGCAGATCAAGCTGGAGGGCTAGGAGGCCGAGACCGCATTTCAGCGCTCGAAGACTGGGAAGTGGTGCACTTTCGTCTTCGAGGGAAGCATCGACGGTCTGTCTACGGGTACTCCGTTCTGGAGCCTGCGCGGTGGATTTGGAAGCGGCTTATGCTGCTTGAAGACGCCGCTCTCATCTATCGCTTGCAGCGAGCACCTGAGAGATACGCCTTCTATGTAGATATCGGTGACCTGCCTCCTAACGAGGCGATGGCCTATCTCAACAGAGTTCGTCAGCAACACCGGAAGAAGAAGT